ACGACCAGAAAACCGAAGCAGGAAAATCCATGGTAGGAGAAAAACCCGAGAAACTCACGCTCGAATCGCTCCGCAAGGACCACCCCGAGATCATCGAGGCGGTCCGGAAGGAGATCGAGAACAGCGCCGCCATGAAGGAAGCGCAGGCACAGCAGGAGAAGAAACTCAAAGAGACCGAGACGGCCCTCGAAGAGGCGAAGGCGGAGAACGCCCGCCTGAAGGAGGCACTCCTCCTCGTCGAGGCGAAGACGTTCGTCGAAGAGAAGGTCAAGGACGCCAAGATCCCCGACCTCACCAAGGCGCGGATCGTCGAGTCGCTCGGCAAGAGCCCCGTCGTCAAGGACGGCAAACTCGACGAGGCAGCCTACACCGCAGCGATCGAGGCGGCCGTCAAGACTGAGGCCGAGTATCTCGCGAAACTCGGCGCCGGCAAGATCGAGGGGATGGGCGCCGGAGCATCCGGCGGGCAGACTAAGACCCTCGAAGAGACAGACAAGGAACTCGTCGCCGGGTTCATGCGGCTCGGGATGAGTGAGGCGGAGGCAAAAGCCGCCGTCAAGGGAGCGTGATCAAGCATGGCAAAGAACATCAAATATGAGCCGGGCTGGAGAAAGGACTACGTCTGTACCAAGCCCGACAAGCCCGTTAGCGGGGACCCCGTCCGCATCGGCAACATGACCGGGATCGCCCTCACCGACGAGGACGCCGCTGGGAAGACTACAGTCGACAAGGGACCCTTCTCCGCCAGGTTCACCGTCAAAGACAACGGCGGTGCCGGGATCGGTGTCGGAGATGCGATCTGGTATCACGACGACCAGACCCCGCCCCTCGACAATGTGCCAACCGGCGGTTACTACTTCGGCATGGCAGATGAGGCCATCACGGCCGGACAGACTGCAATCATCGAAGTCTCTCACGATCCCGCCCCCGGGGGTGCCGGGACCATTGCGAACGGCACCGTCGGCGCGACACAGCTCGCCGCCAACGCAGTGACAACTGCGAAGATCCTGAACGCCAACGTCACCGCCGCGAAACTCTCCGCCACCGCGAACAGCCGGGCGATCATCGTCCCGCTCGGCGCCGTGACCGCAACCACCTCGCAGGTCGCATTCGTCGCGCCGACTGCCGGGACCCTGAACGCGGCCAAGATCGTCACTAAGAACGCCGTGACCGCAAGTGACACTGACTACTGGACGTTTGTCCTGACCGACAAAGGCGCCGCCGGAACAGGCACCGACAAGATTGTGGAGAAGACCACGAAGGCGACCGGAGGTTCGGCACTCGTAGCGTACAAGGCGCTGGATCTCGGCACCCTCGACGCGACCCACAAAGTGCTCGCGGCCGGCGACGTCGTGCTCTTCACCGCGACCAAATCCGGAAGTGCTACGGCGCTCGCTGAGGCGGCGCTGATGCTCGAGTTCCTCCCTGCGGAGGCTGAGTAACATGACGGGGAAAAACATTTTCGAGACTGACGGGTACAACCTGAGCCCGACCCTTCGGGAGCGGTTCGCCGCTGACCCTGAATACCGGCAGAAACTTGTCGAGACGATGCAGTTCGTCGACGACTTCCGCCGGGGACGTATCGCCCGCGCCAGGTTCGCGGAGACCATGAGTACCAGCGACTTCCCCGGCCTGCTCGGCGGAGTCATCGACCGGACGCTGCTCGGTGGCTACCGGCCGTATCCGACCTCCTACCAGGACTGGTGCAGTATCTACCGCGACGCGAAAGACTTCCGCGAGCTTGAGCGGCACTACCTCGACCTCGGGGACGGGGTACTCACCAAGGTCAAGCAGTCGGAAGAGTATCCCTACGCGGAACTCGGGGAGGGCAAGTACGCCTACAAGGTCGAGAAGTTCGGCCGGAAGTTCAAGTTCTCCTGGGAGGCGTTCATCAACGACGACCTCTCGGCACTCACGACAACCCCCGCCCGGCTTGGTGTCGCTGCCAAGCGCACCACCGAGAAGCTCGCCACGTCGCTGATCTGCGACGCAAACGGGCCGGATGCGACGTTCTTCAGCGACGCTCACGGCAACAAGCTTACGCTTGCCCTGAACGCGGCAAACCTGAAGACGGCGGCCGGTGTGATGGCTGACCTCTCCGACGCTGGCGACGAGCCGATCTTCAACGACCCCGCCGTCCTCGTGGTGCCTCCTGCGCTCAAGATCACCGCACAGGAGATCGTCAAGACAATCCAGACGGAGATCACATCGGGGACGGATACGAAGATCACGACCCCCGGCCTCTTCGGAAACCTCAAGGTTGCTGTCGCGCCCTACATCTCGAAGATCATCACCAACGCCGACGTCCGCAAGAAGGCGTGGTTCCTCTTCGCCGACCCGGCGCAGCTGGAACGCCCGGCGGTCGAGATCGGGTTCCTCCGTGGCCACGAGGAGCCGCAGCTCTTCATGAAGAGCCCCAACGCTTCCATGATCGGCGGCGGCGACGCATCTGCCTTTGGTGGGGACTTTGACACCGACTCGATCGAGTTCAAGATCCGCCACATCGTCGGGGGCAAGGCGATGGACTACCGCGGGGCTGTCGGCAGCTTCGGACAGTGAGGGGGGGACTAACCCCTTTTTCCGGGTGATCTACATGGACGACTTACCGCACCCGGTAACCACTACGGACGTCTATCTCGCCCGGATCGTGAGTCAGAACGATGAGATCATCGCCCTCATGAAGACCGAGGGCGCGCGGCCGAAGACCCGGCGCCTCAAGGAGCCAAAACCGTGACGTTTACCTACGACCCGAAAACCGCAGCGGGACAGGTGCGGCTCCTCTGCACTGACCGCGACCCGGACAACGAGATCTTCTCTGACGAGGAGATCGCTGTTTTCCTCGACCTCAACGGGCAGGACGTCCGGCTCGCGGCCGCCGACGCTCTCGACCAGATCGCCGCGTCGCAGGCCCTGATCCTCAAGTACATCGAGGTCAACGGCCTGAAAACAAACGGGCAGGCAGTCGCCAACGCGCTGCATCAGCAGGCCGAGAGCCTCCGGGCCCGAGCAGCGGCCGAGGCGGCCGAGGATGATGAGTATATCGACATCATCCCCGGACCGGGCTCGATCATCGCACCCGACTCGTGGGGGATGATCTGATGCAGGGCATCGTTGACCCTCGGCTCATGGGGGCGCTGGAGAGCCATTTCCCCGACCGCTGCACCATCCAGTATCTCTCGGAGACCGTGGACGCCGACGGGCAGGTGGTCAAGACCTGGACGGATCGGCACACCGATGTACCGTGCAACGTCATGCCGCTCAAGGGCCGGGAGATCCGGGGGCCGAACCAGACCTACGTCGTCGCCAACACCTCGATCGCCCTGCAGGGGCACTACGCCGATATCGTCGAGAGCGACCGGGCGATCGTCGGCGACACGACTTACGACATCCTGCTCGTGGAGCAGATCCTCGACACGATGACGCGACTCTCCTGCGAGGTGGTGCGGTGACCGACGACACCGCCCTCCAGGCAATGATCTACGAGACCCGGCAGGACGTCCGGTGGATCAAGGACACGCTCAAGGAGATCAAGGAAGCCAACCAGGCGCAGGACGAGCGTATCAACGAGATCAAGGCGCGACAGGACTCGCAGACCGGGAGAGACGGCGCACTTGCGGCGATCGTCTCAATGGTCGTCGCGTTTTTCACCGCGCTCGCATCAGGGGGCTGGCTCCGATGAGCGGCCCCGGTATCCACGTCACCGGCGCGCAAGACCTCGCGGCGAAGTTCCGCGCCCTCGCCGACGACATCAAAGGCCCTGCTCTGGAGGCCGCGACCCGGGCGGCGGCACTCCCGGTGCTGAACCAGGTGCGGATCACTGTCCCGGAGGGCGGCCGCACCCCCTACAAGACCGGGACATATCGCCGGGGATTCCACATGGAAACCGTCGAGAAAACCTCCGAGCGGTGCACCGTCATCGTCGGGAACGATCAGCCACAGGGTCCCCGGCTGGAGCTCGGGTTCGTCGGCGCGGACAAACTCGGCCGCATCTACAACCAGGCGCCCCGGCCGCACCTCCGACCGGCGCTCGATGAAAACAGAGGCGCCGCTGTGGAAGAGTTCCGGGGCGCGGTCGCGGACATCATAGCACGGAGGGCGGCTCGTGCAGATTGAATCGATCCTCCGATCTATCCTTGTCGCCGACCCGGCCGTCGCCGAGATCATCGGCGCCCGCGCCTATCAGATGCACCTACCGCGAGAGCCGACGTTTCCGGCGATTGTCTACCAGATGATCAGCCGGGTGCAGGACGCCCAGACGGGGATTGTGCGGGCGCGGATGCAGTATACCTGCATGGCGACGACCTGGAAGGGAGCAGCCGACCTCGCCGACGCCGTCCGGTGCAGCCTCCACGGCTACCGGGGCGTCCGGGACGGTGCACGGATCGAGGGGATCCAGTACGCAGGACAGCACGACGACCACGACGAGACGACCGGGATCTACTGGATCCCTGTCGATATGATCGTCACTTACCTAGAGGAGACTTGAGACAATGACTTTCCAGACATCCGTGCAGAACCCGGCCGCAATCCGGATCGGGTCCTGCAAACTTGAGGTCGAGGACCACCCCGGATCGTTTGCCGACATGATCGATGTCGGGATCCTGAAGGGGACGAAACTCGTCCTGAACAGACAGACGATCACCATTCAGCCGGACAACGCGCCCGAGGTGGAAGTGTCCGACCAGATTGTCGGTGCCGAGGTGACGGCCACCCTCCACGAGTGGACGCTCGCGACGCTCGAAAAACTCGGGCTCGGGACCGTCACGACCGTGACCGCCACCCCTGTCAGCGGCAAGACTCTTGTCGTCGCGTCTGGTGCGTGGGACTACTCCAAGTTCATCCCGGTCACCGACCAGCCGAGCGCCACTGTCGCGTCGGTCTCCGGGTCGGTGGACGGGGCGCTCGCCAGCGGGACGGACTATCACGTCGTCACCAATACTGCCGGCGTCACCGGGATCGTCGTGCTCGACTCGGTAAAACTCACCACCGAATCGCAGGTCCTGACGATCACCTACGGCTACACCCCGATCGCGTCGAAGTCGATCACGCTCGGGGGCAAGGGACTCACGCCGAAGTACATCGCCGTGCAGATGACCAACACGAACGCAGCCGGAAAGAAGTACCGGTATCGGCTATTCAAGGTCAAACTGTCGTCCAACTTCGAGCACACGTTTACGGCGGACGCGGGCGGAGAGCCTGCCGGCATCCCGATCACCCTGACGGCCCGGCCCGATCCGGCGCTCCCCGACGACGAGAACGTCATCCAGATCTACGACGAGCAGGCGGTGTGAGCATGGTGGAGATCATCGACCTCTCCACCCTTTCACCGAAACCGGTGATCGTCCGCATCGGCAACGGTGACGAGATCGAGGAGATCGATCTCACCGTCGTGCCAGCCCGGGCGACGCTGCTCCTGACACAGGCGACGCAGGAACACGGCGGATGGGACAAGATCCCCGACGATGAGATGATCCCCGCGATCGCCGCGATATGCGGGCAGGCGAACCCGAAGATCACCGCCGAGTGGCTGGAGACCAAACTCACCCGGCCGCAGCTCGCAGGGCTGACACAGGTCGTTATCGCGCAGGCGTTCCGCCGGTGGGGTGGCGGGGACAAGGGCGATCAGAAGGAGGAGGAGGTAAAAAACCTGTAATCGAGGCGGGCCGGATCATTGCCCACCTGTGCCGAGTCTACGGGTGGACGCCGGATTACTGCCTCGATCGCCTATCGTGGGCGCAACTCCTGATGTTTGATGCCTACGCGACGGAAATGACGTATCGGCCGAACCCCGCCCCGGCAACGCCACACAGCGCTGCCCAGGCGCCCGCCGACGCACCGGACGCGGCGGCGATCGAGCAGATCTTCGGCACCCGGATACAGCGAGGTGATGTGAGTGGTCGGTGAAACAAGCGCAGGAAAACTCGTCGTCGAGATCGTCGGCGATATCGCCGGGTTGACGCGGGCATACGAGGAAGCGAAGAAGCAGACCGAAGGGTTTGAGGGTGACCTCAAGAGCATCGGCTCGAGTCTCACGAGCGTCGGCTCCGACCTCACGATGAAGGTCTCC